TTATTAACTGATATGCACCACGAAGATAAAGAATTTTCTATGTTATGGCAACAGAAATATTTTAATGAGTTGTTCGCTAACTTAGATAAACGAACTAATGACAGACTTATAATTTTAGGAGATATAACGCATAAAAGAAAAAGTATTTCAATTAAAACTTTAGATTTTATAAAGAAAAATTACATTAAGTTATTTTCTTATTTTGAAGATGTTTATATTATAATGGGAAATCATGATTCATACTATTTTAGTAATAATAGTGTATATACCGTTAAATCTATATTTGAGAATATTAAAAATGTTACTTTAGTGCAAAATGAAGCAATTGAGATTGAAGATAATATTCATCTAGTTCCTTGGTTGAGTACTGAAAATAGTAATAATTTAAAATCTTATATAAAAGAACATAATGATGAGAATAATATTCTTATGGGTCATTTTATAGGCTCTCCTTATCAAACTAGATATGGTGAGGGTAATAGTCATAAAACCTTTTTTATTGACGGAGAATCAAACCTCCAAACCCTATTTACCTTTACAGATATTTTTATAGATGTTATTATTGCAGAGAATGATATATCAAAAGATAAGATTTATGAAATATTATCTAAGTTTGACTCTGATAAAAAAATTAAGATTAATATTCAAACGCAAGACCCTGCACTAATTGATGAAGCTATTTTAACTATTGATTCTATGAATCTAAAATATTCAACCAAAATATTCACTGATAATAATAAGGTTAAACTTGATATAAATATTGATGATAGTTTAGATTTGATTAAAAATTCTGATATGGAAGAAAGTTTTTTCAATCTACTTGATGTTGATGAAACAGAAAAGGAAGAAATAAAAAATGAGTTTAACAATATTAAAGAAAAAATCAGTTGATAAGAACGAGTTATTACCTAATTTTTTAGAAATTAGTTTTGTTCAACCTAACCATTTTAATATAGTAAAAGAGACGCTTACTAGAATGGGTTTTATTAATGAACTTAAACATACAATTCATATACCTTGCTATATATTCTTTCATAATAATAAGTATTATATAGTTCATTATGCTGAGATGGAAATATATAATGATGGTATATTTGATAATCTATTATATAAATCAATCCTTGTTAGGAATAAAATTGCAGATGAATTACATAGATTTGGTTTTATACATTATGTAAATCATGAAAGAACAAAATTATGGAAATGCTGTGGTATTGAATATGAAATTGGTAATGAATATGTCGATTTTAATTTAATTCCATATAAACATAAACATAATTATTCTCCAATATATTTTTATAATTATCAAAGGAGGAAATTAAGTGATGCCTAAAAAATTATTTGATGTTGATAGACAATATTTTCCATTAGATTTAAAAAATAAAATAGAAGAAGGTAATAGTGTTGCATTTATTAAGTTTGCACCTAGAAAATTTACAACATTGACTAAAAATTATAATCCCGATACTAGAGAGTTAAACCCAAAAGAAACAATTTCAGCTAATATTGAAAAGGGTATATCGGGAGAACTTCAAACTAAATTAAGTGCAGTTAAGGGTTATAATAATATATATCTTCCAATACGACCAGTAATTGATACTTTAAAGGCTAATTATAAATCAGTTGCAGGACTTGAATTATTAGACCATAAAGATTATATGTCATATGCAGGTCATTTAGTAAGTTCAGGTAAAGTAAATGAAATGTTAGCAAAGCTTCCTATGATTGGAAAATATGTAGGCATGATGAATAGTATGGCTACATCATTAGCTCCAGCTGAATTTTGGAGACAAGGATTATTGGGGTCTGGTTATGCACTTAATCCTAATGATTTGGTAATTTATACTGGTACTGATAGAAGACATTTTAGTATGGAATATGCCTTTTTGATGCCTTCGTCACATGAGGAAGAAGTTGCTCTTAATGATATAATTGAGATGTTTAAAAAAGGTACTATTGGAGAACATAAGAATATGGGTTTAGAAGACCCAATTCATTGGTTTGTTGATTTCTTTAGTTTAACTGATACCTTACATGATGGTTCACATATAGATAATGGAAGTAGTAAAGATACTGGACAAAACCCATATCTTAGTTACTTTAATTGTGTACTTCAAAATGTATCAATTAAATACGGAAAAGATAATGATGTTTATAGAACACCAACAGGAATGCCAGTTAGAACAATAAAATTAGATTTCTATGAGACTATAAGACCAGGAAGTGTTACATATAATCATCTTATTAAAGTTAGAGATAAAAATGGAAATAATAATTATATAACAGGTGCTGAATCTATATATGCAGGACTTCAAATAACATGAGCGGAGCAAATTATCACGTAAGACTTAATGAAATGTCAATTACTGATATGGATACAAATGAAATAATCCCAACAGGTAATAATATACTGGATTATCAATTTGAACATAATATATCAGATATATATCCAAAAGCTCAATTAACATTACAATGTGTTCCTGCTGTTACTAATTTTTTAATAGACCATACTAATATTAAAATAACGATAATATATTGTATTGAATTTTCTAATATTGAGCCAGTAAGAAGAAAAGTAGAATTTAAATTATATGATATTATTACACATAAAAGAGATATTAATAAATTGATTGATGTTATGGTATTAGAGCTTAGGAGCTTTGATTATGTTGATTTAATAACAAAAAGATATGATAGGTACTATGATGATACTAAAAGAGTTGATATACTAGAAGATTTATATAATACTAAAACTGATGATAAATCAAAGAATATAGAAAAGACATCTTTTTATACTGATATACTTCCATATAACTCTATTAGATTGGTTTCATTATTAGGTGATAATCCAATATACTCTGTTTATAATACCAGAGATAATAAAATAACATTTATGAGTAATAGTAGTTTCAAATTAGTTAAACCTAAACATATGATAGGAAATATTAATTTACAAGATTCAGATGGTATATTATTAAGAAATGTTATAATCTCCTATGAGATTATAAATCCTAAAGTTGGGGTCTCATCTATACCAAAAGGTTATATTCATAAGACTACTGATATTGATTCTAAAAAACTAAAGATGAAAAAATATATGGATATACATTATGGTGTAACTGAGTTACAAAATTGTTTTGATTTAAATAAAATACTAACCGCAAAACAACTTAAATGTAAACTTGGTATCCCTGATACATCTTTAAATGTAGGAGATACATTACACGTTAAATTTAAGAATTTAACAAATAAAGAAAAAGATATTATAATAGTAGACAATCTATATTATATATCTACAATAACCGAACAAATAGCGAATAGTGCTATAGTACAACATATAATACTAACTAAGGTATTATAGCTTTTTTATTTTTTACAAGGAGACAAAGATGAAGTTACTTATTGATTACAACAATTTATTCTATCGTATTTTTTACAAGGTTTTATACTCAGAAGGTAAAACTAAAAAGATTGATTATGTTGCTTTAGAGAAAGACATTAAGGAAAGTATCCTAAATTCAATATTATTATTGAGTTCTAAATTTAAATCAGATAAGATTATTTGTGCTGTTGATACCGATACTAATTGGAGAGAGGGTACATTTGATGGGTATAAAGGAACAAGGTCAAAAACTGATGATATAGATTGGAAAACAGTACTTGGTTGGTTAGATACGCATACTGAAATATTTAAAGGTCTTGGTATTCAAAAGTTAATGATTGATGATTGTGAAGCTGATGATATAATTGCAATTATAAGCAAGCACGATAAAGAGAATATAATTATTGTATCTAATGATGATGATTTTTCACAATTATTGGTATTTGATAATGTTAAACTATATCAACCTAACAAACAACAATTTAAAGAAAGAACTGATATATCAAAGAATTTAATATATAAGATTATATTGGGCGATAGAGGAGATGGAATACCTAATATAAAAAATCCTTTAGATTTTTATGTTGGTGATTATGAAGGTAGGGCTGTTGGGCTTGGTGTTAAGACTTTAGATAAGAAAATACTAGATATAAATGGTGATATTGATAATGATTTATTAAATGATTTTATTGCTCCATTTATCAAAAGATATGAACAGAATGTGCAATTAATTTCTTTCGATTGTATACCTAAACATATAGAAAATAAAATTTTAAATGAATATAAAAGATGTAAATTTAAGAAGTCTAAGAGATTAGAAATATTAAGGTTTTTAAAAAATAATAATTTAAATGATATAAAATTTAAATTTATGAGTGGTAAATATAAATTTGGTTTATTGTAAAAATAATTATTGACAAACACAATATTATATGTTATATTGTGTTTGTCATTTTGTTACTAGGTTGAGGTTAATATGAAATCAGACAAGCAAAAATATCTATCTAAAAGACAACATACATTATTAAGACCATCTGCATTATTAGGTGATATTACAACGAAGTTATTTGATGGTTGGATAATTGAGAATAATGAATTAAAGTATACAAATTACCTATATAATGAAGGGTTTTTTAAACTTATATTTGAGCCTATTGATAATGCAATAGATGAATATATAAGAACAAATAAGATGTTTGGTAAAAAGTTAATTATAAAAACTGAATATAATACTGACACCAATAATATAGATTTTTATATTAAGGATACTGGTCGTGGTTTATCTACTGAGTTGATGAGAAGAGTTGATGAAGATGGTAATGAATATGGAGATAATTTACCATCTTCACTATTAGCTTTTACTGATTTAATGGTTGGCTCTTCATTTATTAGTGATAGAGAAACTAGGGGTACGTTTGGAATGGGTGTATCTTTGACTAATTTATTTAGTAAGGAATTTTATGTTAAAACAGTTAATAATAAAGAATGTTTTGAGATGACTTGTACTGATAATATCACTAATATAAATTACACATTGAATAGGAAAAATAGAAGTAAAGATAAACGAGGAACATATATTAAATTTTCAATTGATATTGATAGATTTACTGATTCATGTATGATACCTATTCATATTATAAATGGTATTATACAAATGAGAATGATTGAGGTAAAAACTTTTTATCCTGATATGAGAATAAAATTTAATGGTAATGAAATACAATATGGATTATCATCTTATTTAAGGTCTGAATTGTTAGTAACTGAAAATAATATATTCTCATTAGGGTTTAGTAATGATAAGAAAACAAATCTAACATATATAAATGGTGTATATACTTATGATGGCGGAGACCACTTAAAACATATACAAGAGCATATATATAATGTTTTTTATGATTTTATATTAAAAAAATATAAAGTTGAAATAAAAAAATCTCAATTGTTTAAATATTTTTATGTTGTGTTTGGTATGTCTAAAATAAAAGACCCAAAATACATAGGGCAATATAAATCTTCATTTTCGATGAAAAAAGAATTATTTGATAAATACATAGAACCTGATGTAAAGGTAATAAACTCATACTTAACTAACATATTCAAAGATAATCAAGGTTATTTTGAATTGATTGTAAATGATATACTTGATAAAAAAGAAGAAACTTTAATAAAAAAACAAAAAAGAGATAGTAAGAAAAATAAAGTTGCAATTGATAAATATTTTCCTTTATCGCCTAATAAAAGAGGTGTTGGAGATTTATTTATATTAGAAGGCGATTCTGCTATGGGAATTGGTATTAAAGTTAGAGATAAAAAACGTCAAGCATTATATTCTTTAGGTGGTAAGATGCTAAATGTTTTTAATAAGAGAGAGTCTATAGTTAGAAGTAGTAAAAAAGCACTTGATTTAATTGATGTACTTGGTTGTGAAATAGATGATAAAAAATATATGAAGAATATAAGATTTAAAAATGTATATCTTATGCCTGATGGAGATGTTGATGGTTATCATATTGCTCTTCTTGTTATAGTTTTCTTTTATAAGTATTTTCCTGATTACATAAAGGCTGGTAAGTTAAGAAAACTAAGAATACCTCTATTTATTGCAAGAAAATCAAATGATAAAAAGATATATTATAGTTTTAAATCATATGAAGAAGATGAACAATACTTAGCTGATAATAATTATAAGGTTAAATATTATAAAGGGATTGGTAGTTTTAATGATGAAGAATATCAAGATTTCCTAAATAGTTTAGTATATGATACTATAGATTTAGGAGATGATGTTAATTTTATATCAAAGATTTTTTCTGATGATACTGATTTTAGAAAAAAATGGTTAAGTGAGGTTTAAAAATGGTAAGATTAAAATTTAATAATAAATGGGCGAAGAAACAGAAAGAAGATATAAAAAAGAAAGAAGATAGATTGATACAAGAAGTTAAAAGGAATAAAATAAAAAATACAAATTATAATCATAAGAGAAAAAAAGATGTAAATTCTAAACAATATTTAGATAATACATTATTAGGAAAACGCTTAGCATTATATAGAAAGATACATTATCATATAAAAGATAATAATATAACAAATAGTAAATATAATAGGATATTAATAAGATTAAGAGATATTTTAATGAAGGATTCTACTAAAATAGCAAATCAGTTTATTAATTATCACTGGTTTAGTGATTTAGATTATCATGATAAACAGGATTTAGTACAGCAAGCTATATTTAAAACCATATATTATTCTTATTTTTATGCGTTTGATATAACAAGTATATCTAGTGTTACGGGTAAGCCTGTTTCCGCATTTGCGTGGCTAACACAACAAATTAAAAATTATTTTATACAAGAAATAAAAACAAATGATAAATATAAAGCATTAAGAGAAAGAGTTAGAGTTATAGGTATTCATACTTTAGAAAATAATAATACTGCAAAATCTTTAGATATGCATTCACAGGCTTCTTTAGTTAAGGGAATAAGATACTCATTTGCAGATAAGGGTACTGATGATTAATATAAGTAGTTTTACCATAAAACAGTTTGTTGAAGAATTGCCATTAGAATATATTGATAGACATAGAAGTGATTGTATAAACTTCAGATGTCCTTTTTGTGGTGATAGTCAAAAAAGTAAATTTAAAAGAAGAGGATATGTGATTTATACTGATTCTAGTGCTTATTACATATGTCATAATTGTGATGTTAGAATGGGTATATTTAAATTTATTCAATTATTAGATGTTACTGTGTATAACAGATTTAAAAGGGAAGTATTTCAAGGAAGTTTTAATGATTTTGTTAAACCTAAACCAAAAAAACTAAAAGTTATTGTTGATGTAGAGAATGACACTGAAGATTTGCAGGAGAGCGATGATAACAAGTCTAAGATACCATTAAGGTCAATTGTAAATTATCATGCGAAGAGCAAAGGTGCTGTTTATTTAACTAATAGACGAATACCTAAACTTAATTGGAATGATATATATTATTTTAAAGGTAATGTTTATCAATTATATCAAGAAATATTTAATGATGATAAGTACAAACGAAAAGCAGATAAAATTTTAGACCACGAAGGAATAGTAGTACCATTTTATAATATAGATAGAGAATTATATGGTTTTACTCTTAGAAGTACAAAAGAAAAAGGAATGAGATATGTTACACTTGGTGTTGATAATATAGAATCTGGAATGTTTGGTATTGATATAGTTGATTTTACACTTAAATTTTATATAGTTGAAGGAATATTTGATAGACTATCGTTTAATCCATGTAATCAAATTATGGCTATGAAATCAAGTAATCCACATATTGATAATATACCAAAAGAATATTTAAAAAATGCAACTTATATATTTGATAATGAGTATCATAATAAAGAATTATTAAAACCAATAAAAAAAGTAATATTAAAGGGTATTAATGTTGTTCTTTTTGATGAGAATTTTAAATATAAGGATATAAACGAAGCATTAAATAATGGTGTTACAGAAGATGAATTAAGATTATATTTTGATAAGAGACAATTTAAAGGATTGGGTGCTACTATTGAATTAGATAGATTAGCACACATAAGTAAATCTAAAAAACATATGGAGGTAATGAATGGTAAAAAAACAACAATCTGCTAGGGTGGTTAAAGGATTTGATGGTAGTATATCAAATGATTATGTTATGGCAAATGAAACTGCTACAACATCATCATTCTTTGATACATTTGCATTAATAAAACTGGGCATTGCATATGAGATATTAAATAAAAGAAAGGGTTATCATTATGCTGTTATAAATGCAAAAGGCTATACAATCAATGCGTATACTACATTTGATACATTAAAGGAGGAATATATAAATAAAAAATCTATCAAACATGCTAAATCAAAGGGTTTTGATATAGAAAATGATGGACTTAAATTATGTACATACTCTAAGCAATTTAAAAAGGAAGCATTATTAAGTGGTTTAAGTACGGGTTGTTATTTAGATTATAGGAGAATAAAAGATACTGATTTATATATGTTAATTAATTATTTGGGAATGAGTGAACAAACACATGTATTATCATTACTTGCATCTAATTTGTTTGCAAAAAAAGTTAAACCAAAAGAAATAATTAGATTTATAGAAAATGAGTTACCATCAAATCTTTATATTCGATATGTTAAAAATGGTAAAGATTATAATAAAGATGATTTTAAAAGAATTAGGAAATACACTCATTTGCAGGATTCTGATTTAGAGGGAATTGCTGATATGATTTTATTAGATGGAGGTGATAAGGCACTTAAAAAATTTATGTCAAGTTATAATGAAGGTGGAGAAAAAGCTAAATCTAAAAAAAGGAGATAAATCATGTTTAGTTATGTTAGAGAAATCGAAGATAAAATATATATTAAATATAGAGACCAAAAGACAAATAAACCAAAAATAAAAAAAACTGATATGCAACCTATTGCATATTTTGAAGGTAATGGAAGGTATAAATCATTTATATCAAATCAATCTTTAGATAGAGTTAAATTTAGTAGTATAAAGGAATTTAATGAGGAAGTTAAAAATCATAAAGGTATGATGAATGATTATACTTATGGAATTGTTAAACAAGATTATCCAATCTTACAATATCTATATGATAATAAACATGGTGAGGATAAAAGATATGATGATTTAGATATATATTTCTATGATATTGAGGTTGTATCTAAATTAAAAGATGAAGCTCTTGATACAAAAAATACAAAAGTTCCATTAACTACATTTACTATGATTGATAGAAAGACTCATAATGCTATTACTTGGTCGCTTAGATATGAATCTTTAGATGATAGTCAACAGTTTAATATGTTTGAAATGTTTATAGATGAATATAAACAATATAATGAGTATGATGATTTTGCTGAAGTTAGAGATGAAATACAATCAAACATTAAAAAATTTAAATCAAAGTTAAATACTGATAATAAGCGTACTATAAACAAGATGAAAAAGAAAATATCAGATTGTAATACTGAGTTAAAATTTCTTGATTTTTGTGAGAATATTGATTTTAGAGAATATGATGATGAAGAGGATATGCTACTTGATATTATATCATATTTTGAAGATAATAATATTGATATGTTAGGTGGGTTTAATAGTAAGGCGTATGATGACCCTTACACAATAAGAAGAATGTTATCTTTACTTGGTGAAGATGAAACGCAAAGATTATCTCCTTTTGATAAATTAAAGAAAATTAAAAATAAAGATTTATATGGTAATAAATATGAATCATATGATATTGTTGGTCTTGGTTTATTTGATTATTCTATATTATATAGAAATTATACTTTTAATGAAAGAGACTCTTGGACTTTGGATAGTATATGTGCTGATGAATTGGGTGCAAGAAAGAAAACATTAACGGGTGGTTTTTGGAATTCTTATCATAATGAATATCAGAAGTTTGTTGCGTATAATATTATTGATGTTGACCTTCTTTATCATTTAGATAAAAAGAAAAACTTTTTAAATACTGCTTTAAATGTTGTTCATATTGCTAATTGTCAATTTAAGGATTTTCAATATTCAACTAAAACATGGGAAAATAAAATATGGTTACGGCTAAAAGAAAAAGATTATAATTTTATAACACCAAAAATAACTAAAAATGAAAAGGGGCATATTGAAGGGGCATATAATAAAGAAATAGCTCCTAGAGTGTATAAGAATGGTACTGCTTACGATTTAAAATCACTATATCCTCATTTAATTATGCAATATAATATTAGCCCTGAAACATATGTTCCTTTAAGTGCTATTAAAGATGAGAAACTAATAAAAATGTCTAAGTTGGCTTCTAAAACAATACATAGCGGAAACCCAAATCCACATTCTTATGGTGTAGATTTAATTATAGATAAAGACCCTAGACTTGATTTTGATTATATTAAATCAAAGGGACTTATAATGACTCCTAATGGAGCATTTTTTAGAAGAGGGGTTAAAGGTTTAGGACCGACACTTATGCACGAAACTTATAATGGTCGTAAAACTATACAGAAATCAATGAGGACACATTATAAAGAAGCTAATGAAACCAATGATAAGGTATTAAAAGCTGAACTATTGAGGATTGCAAATATAGAAAATTTAGACCAACATAATAAAAAGATAGATTTAAATTCATATTATGGAGTTTTCTTACAATCTGGTTTTCCTTATTATAATCAAATTATAGGCTCAGCTATTACATCTGCTGGACAATTATCAATTCGATATATAGCAAAATATCTTAATACTTATATAAATGCTATGCTTAACTTAAATAAAGATTATATTATTGGTTCATCTACAGATTCAATATATGTATCACTTGATTCTATTGTTAATACTATGTTTAAACCTAAATTTAATACTGATGATGTAATAGAAAGTAATAAAGAATTTGTTGATTTTATTGATAATTTTTCTAAAACAAAAATAGAGGCTTATGATGATTTAGCTGATTATGTTTGTGCTTTTGAAAATAAGATGGCTATGAGTAGAGAGGTTATTTTTAGGCGAGGATTTTGGCAAAATAAGAGGGTATATCTCATTGAAGTTTTATCTGATGAAAATGTTTATTTTTATAAGAAACCAAAATATAAATTAATGGGGCATGTATCTAAAAAAGCTCAAACCCCTAAGATTATGAAAAATATTATGCAGTATTAAAATTATATATTACTGATATGAAAGGAAGGCAATTATATAAATCTATAATGTTAGAAGCCAAAAAACTAATGCAACTGGATTATATTGATTTAGCAAAAACCCTATCAGTTAATCATTTAGAAAAATATTATATAGAAAGAAGAGGTGATAGAATAGATACATATTTACAGCAAAATGAGGGTAGAACACCTGCAAATACTAAAGGCTCTATCATATATAATAATTTAATAAAGAGATTTAACTTACCAGAAAGTGATATGATATTAGAAGGAATGAAAGTTAAAATAATAGATTTAAAACTTCCAAACCCATATAATACTGATGTGATATGTAGTATTGGTAAATTACCAAAGGAATTTAAGTTAGATGAATTTGTTGATAAAAAATCTATGATTAAAAAGTTATTTATTAAACCGTTAGTTGATACAATGGAAGTTATTGGAATCAATTATAAAAGTAGTTGGGGTTAAATTATGAAATTACAAATTTATACAGGTTGGTCAAATGAAATGGGTGTTGATGTTATTGGTTATTATAATGAAGAAGATAATCAGCTGATGGATGTTTTTGCTGTAGAAGATGTATTTAATGCTAATGGACAAACATTACCAGTTATTTCAATATTAAGAAGTGTTGGATTTACATTTGATAATATCGGTGATAGATTATCATATGTATTAGATGTCGAGGATATAAAATATTTTAGACCACTATCAGAATATCATTTATTAACAAATCAGATATTATTAGAAGATTATAAGAAAATGGTAAATATTTCAAATATAGATGAGTATAAGGAACTTATGACAAAATCTAACACTGAGGTAAATATAGATGAAAGCAAAGAATTACTTGGATAGTATAACCATAAAGGATTTTATTAATACTTTTTATAAAGACTATGCTAATTATATTTTAGTTTATAGAGGTATACCAACTTTTGAAGATGGTTTTACTAATGTACAAAGAAAGTTATTTTATACATTAAGCTCATTAAAGAAGAATAAATATCATGAGATGTTAAATGTTATAGGTAATTTAAAAAGTACTGGTTATTTACATGGAGATGCTTCTGGTTATAAAGCAGGAGCAAATATGATAGCAAGTTATATTGGTTCATCGAATAATATCAATTTATTCGAGGGTGATGGTAATTATGGAAGCAGGTTTTTTAGGAAACCTGCTTCCATGAGATATGTCAAAGGTAAGTTTGCTGATATATCAGATGAAATTTTTGTTGATACTGATATAACTGAAAAATCATCTGGTTTCGAAGCTAAAGAACCTTCTTTTTACTTACCTATAATTCCTATGTTAATTGTTAATGGTAATATGGGCATAGGGCTTGGTTTTGCTACCAACATTCCACCACATAATCCAATAAACATAATTGACTATATGATTGAAATATTAGAAAAGGGTGTTAGTGATATTAAAATATATCCATATTATAAAGGGTATAACTCACCAAAAATCAGAAAGATTGGCGATGGTAAATTTAAGATTAAAGGTAAAGTTAAAAAAATATCAGATAAAAAAATACAAATAACTGATATTCCACCACAGTATGAATATAACACATATGTATCATTATTGGATAAATTAGTTGATAATAATACATTAACTTCATATGTAGATAATAGCTCGTTTGATAAATTTGATTTTACTGTTAGGTTTAAAGAACCTATAAGTGACGATTATATGACTATTTTAGGATTATCAAAAAGTATAAGTTGCAATTATGTATGTATTAAAAATGGCTCAGTTAAAACATATAATGAAGCAGAGGATATAGTCGATGATTTTATTGAGTTTAGACAAGAATATTATTCTAAGAGATTTAAGAATGATATTAAAAAATTAAAAAATGATATAAAATTTTTAAGAGCTAAGAAATATTTTATCAGTGGCATATTAAAGCATCTTAATAATAATTCATCTATAGATAAGAAATCTATTATGAATTTCATTAAAGATGATAATTATAAGGATAAGTTATTAAGATTATCAATACTTTCTATATCAAATGAAGATGTAGAACAATTAGTTATTGATATTAATAATCTAAAAGATAAAATTATTAGCATATCAAGTAAAGATGTTGATGATACATATGTAGAGGAGCTTAAGGAGCTTAGACGGACACTAACGAACAATTATAATTGGGGGTAATGGTATGATAGCTATTAATTCGATAGTATATATGAAAGGTACTACTGATGATACTAAAGTTAATTATAACCAACCATATAAAATTATAGGACATTTATATATGGAAAATGATAATTATTATTTGACTAGTTGTAATGTTTATAGGGATAGACATAAAGATATGTTTCCTATAATGGCAGTTTATAATGAAAGGTTAATGATTACATTAGAAGAAGCAAAAGAACATTATTTAACTAATTATAAATATGCAAGCAATGAAGAATTTAAGGAGCTATTTGAGAATATTGATATGAAAAGATTTGAAAATTAAATATAAGCCAAAAAAAAATTATCAAGGTTTACAAGAGATAACATTTCGCTCAACTTGGGAATATAAGTCTGCAATAATGTATGATGCAGATAAACGTGTCGAAAGTTGGGGTTTTGAGACAAAAAGAATCTTATATTATAACCCAGTAAAACATAAAGAAGTAAGGTACTTAATAGATTTTCATTTAGTTATGAAATTATCTAAAGGATTAAGACATATTTTGGTTGAAGTTAAACCAAAATATTTTATAATACCTCCTCCAAAACGGTTATTAACCAACAACCCACAAAGATACTACAAAGATTTAAAAAACTACTCTATTAATTATTCTAAATGGTCAACAGCTTATAAATACGCTTTAGATAATAAAATGCACTTTATGATTCTAACTAAGGTCAATGGTCGTTTTGTATATTTTACTATGGAGGAACTGAATATTGAAGCTAAATAAAATATCAGAAGCTAAGTATAATAAAGATAAATTTGCTGATAAATCATACTTTTCAAAATTATTCTATGCTATGTCGAATCCAAAACAATCAGCAATGAATAAATCTGGTCAACCAAAAGGACTAAAGCTTCCTAGGAATAAATATTCAATAATTGCAGAGAAATTTCATCGTTCAGGTGTATCGCAGAATGCACATCTTGCATTTATATATTCTCATGTTTATATTCCAAAACACATAAAAACTTTACCTTTCTATGATATGATGCCTTTATATATTCCATTTAAGATACAAAATCATAGATTATGGGTTTTTAATTTGCATTATTTAGATACTCAAGTTAGAAAATCATTTATCGAAGGGTATATTAAACATTTGAAAATGAAAGCTAAGCAATATTATGGAATATCATATTTAACAAGTAAAAGAAATAAATCAGAAAAGATATTCGGGAATGATTTTGATATTGATAATATAGGTAAGCAAAGATTAAGACAATTTGGATTAAGATATATAGAAGATAAAGTGTTTGGAAGTGATATATTTAAACGATGTATTAGAAGTTATCTACCTCCTTATATTATATCAAATATATATAGATTAAATTTTACTCCTTTATATAATGATATTAATGCTGTTAATATGGCTATACCTGCACAATTTAAAATTGGCGGAACTAGTGTATCAAGTAAATATGTATATGATTATATTAGAAGTGGTAATATGAAACAATTTAAAGATAAAACTCAAAGCATATAAATATGATATATAAAAATTAATAGGAGATAGATATAATGGTAAAAAGGAGAAAATCAAGAACTATTCGTGCAGGTGAAACTGCAATGAATAGCATTCTTATGGGTGATTTACTTAGTCACGAGAATGATAGCGAAACTATAATAAATAATAATTCCAATTTTTTCTCTTTCTTTTCTAGTGGTATACAAGAAAAAACATTACATAATGAAAAGGAATTAACTCAAAAGTATAGAGAATACTCAGAAATAACAGATATTAGTAATGCGTTAGATATTATTAGTGGAGAGGCTGTTATATATGATGAAAATATTGATGAGCGAGTATTAAATATTAATATTAAGAAGATACCATATTTTAATGCAAAAACACGTGATTTATTAGAAATGGAAATATTGGAATCATTTGATAAGATATACAACACTCTTAATTTTGATGTTGATGGTGAATCTTTATTTAGAAGATGGTATATTGATGCAAAATTATATTTGTGGGTTGATTTTGACGATGAATTAAGTGAAGGATTAAACTCTATTTACTATCTCGACCCTATAAGATTAAGTAAACATAAGCAAGGTGCTGAAGTATATTATAGATATACACTACAAAAGGATAAGGATAGAAAACAATATAAATTCATTGATATTCCTGAAAAACATATTTATTATTTATCAAGTGGTTTGATAGGTAAGAAAGGTCTAACTATGGGGTATTTAAATAAAGCTATTAGACCAATGAGTGCTTTAAAGATGATGGAAAATAGTGTTATGATTTCTGTAATGTCAAGGGCTCCAGAAAGATTTAAATTTAAGTTATATACTAGCGGAATGGCAACCCCATTAGCAGAACAATATATGAGAAGTTTGGCAAGAAGATATTCTAATAGATTTTATATTGATGGAACTACTGGAGAGATAAGAGGTGATGTATCACGAATGAGTGTTATTGAAAACTTTTATTTTGGAAGAGATAAACAAGGTGAAGGGCATGACGTTGAAGCAATAAAAGGCACTGACCCTATGACTAATATTGGGTTGTTAGAATATTATTGGGATAAGGCTATAAATTCTCTAAATATAGACCCTTCTTTATTGCAGAATAAAAATAGCTTTGGTTTTGGTGCAGAAAAAGAAGATAATAAAGCATTAAAAGATTTATATAAATTTATTTCTAAATTGAGAAGAAAAAGTATAAAACCACTTTTTATGGATTTGATTAAAAAGGATTTAATATTAAGAAATATTATTACTCCTGATATGTGGGAATATATGAATAGATATATTCAATTTAAATATAATAATGACAATAAGATGGAAGAGCTTAAACTAGAGCAGAAACTAACATCTATGTTTGAGAAGTATCCACAAGCAAAACAAATGTATTTAGAAGGATTTATGACAATTGAGGATTTTTATAAAATAGTATATGATTTACCAGAGCATAAATTAGATGAGGTTAAATCTATAAGAAAATCTAATTTAGTAAATCTTGCTTCTGAAAAGAAATTAATGGTAGATTTAAATCTAAAGGATAAAGATGAATTTAACGATATAGGAGAATATGAGTAATGCGGACAGTAAAAAGCGATTATAATAATGCTTATGAAATTATTAAAGATGATGATACATCTACAGGAGTGTATGTATGTAACGAAAGCCATAATATATCAGAAAGTCTGATAGAAACTGAGGGTGGTAAAAAATATTATTTTGAAGGAACTGCAACACAGGCGGAACTTGTAAATGGTAACTCAAGAAAATATTTAATTGATGAAATGGTAAGTGAATGTGATGGTTATCAATCTTTAATTGTAGAAGGAAGAGCAGTTGGTGAATTAAATCACCCACACAATCCTTCTATAAACCCAGAAAGAATAGCACTAAAGATAGTTGAGTATAAGAGAATTGGTGATACAAATGATTTTTATCATAAATCACAAGTATTAGATTATGGTCTTGGTAAATTAATTATTGGTCATATGGATAATGGAATACAACTTGCTACATCTAGTAGGGGTCTAGCTAAATTTGTAAAGAAGGGTGATATTATAATCGCTAAGAATTTTAAACTTATTACTCCTGCTGATATAGTTTGGAATAACTCTGCACCTGATGCTATACCAAAATACGTAAAAGAAGATATATTAAATATGGCATTTGAGGAAGTTGATATTATGAATGGTATATATTCAAAAGAAATAGATTGTGTATATAATACACTTCATACATCTTCAAAATTCAATTTAAATGATAGTATAAATAAAGCATATGAACAGCTAATGAATGTTGTAGTTTAACAATAAAGGAGATTTATTATGACAATTAAACTTAAAGAAGTTTATGAAAAGGAAGGTTGGACACCTGAGCAACATAGAGATTATACATCATCTATGAAAACTGCTGTTGAGTCTAAAAATCCACAAGTGGTTTTAGATTTTTTAGAAGAAAATCTAAAGAAATGTGATGATGACACATATACTGTGGTTTGTGAAGCAAATATTGAATCTATTAATTCTCTTATTGAGGAAGCAATCTCTAACACAAGTAAAGATAATGAGATTGAGAACGAGGGTGGAAGTAAAATCACTAATAAAGTACAAGATGCACTTGATGCTTTAAAAGCAAAGAACTCACAATTTGATTTTAGAACAATTAGTGGCGAAACTGATGATACTATCACAGTTACTTTATTTGGAGATGATAGTAATGATACTAACACTTTTACTTATACTGGTAGTGGTGATGGTAGCTATGCTAATTTCAAAAAGTGGTTGGATTCTGCATATAAAGAATACTATGGTGGACTTGATACTAACAGTACAGTTCAAGACCCTCAAATTATCGCAAAGCAAGTTACTGCGTTTAATGAAGGTATTGTTTTTGGTTTAGATACTTTTCCTAATGAACTTACTCTTACAGAAGAACAAAAGAAAGATGAAGAGTTTGAAAAAGGTGCAAAAAAAGGTTGGAACTCAGCAAAGAAAATATCTGATGAATCAATCAAAAAAGCAAATGTAGGTGATAACCCAACACAAGACCCTGAAACCTATGGTACAAAAGAAACTGGTAAGAAAGGCGTAAAAACTGGTGATGATGATATAGAATCTGATAAAGCCAGAAAACAGACTACTGAAGTTATTAAGCCTAGAAAAGGTAAAATTTCAAAAGAGTCTAAAGAAGCCTTTGAAAGTGGTTATGAAGATGGTTATAATGAAAGAGAAAGTAAATATGCGAAAAAGGATAATAATACTCAAGATGAAAAAGAGTATATGGACGGTTATAAATCTGGCAAAATTAAAAGGTCAAGTAATGAATCATTAGACCACGATTTGGCTACTGACGCAAGAATTAAACTTTATCTAGGTGAATCTGTCGAAGCTGTTGTTAAGGGTTATGTTTTAGATACCTTAGAAAATGGTAGAATATCAGATACAATAAAAACAATAAAAGAAGATGCTAAATATCTCACTTTTATTGATTATAAATATATTGTTGAAAGTTATGTTTTGGAACTTGGTTTTCATGGTATAAACAATGTTTGTATTATTGAAGAAGACGAAATATCTTTTACGGAAAGTGAATTACAAGAAATATATGAGGAGGCTCAAATGGCTAGACCTAAGACTAAGATTAAAGATGCTAAAGGCTCTGAAAAAGAGAATAACACTATTGATACAAAAAATAGTGAATATCTCGATACAGTTTCAGACCATCAAGTAGAAGAATTTAAAAAGAAAGCAAAAGGCTCAATGACTGATGCAGAAAACATTAAAGCATTCGAATTGATGTTTGACATTAAATTATCACCAGCTGGACAAAATGTTTTTGGAACTAAACTCAATCAAAATGCTGAGCTTGGCGGTGATGGAGCGACTAGTGATACTATATCTGATGATATGGTTAAACAATTTAAAGAACTCACTAAACCAATGAAATGGGAAAAAGCTAAAGAGATTTTTATGAAAATGTTTGATATTAAAGAAATGTCAACTAAAGTAGAAGCTTCTTTTAAGACTAAATTAGAACAAGATGATTTACTTGGTGCTAGTGGTAAACCAGAAGAAACTGTATCAGATAAGATTGATGGTATAGGTAACAAAAAGGTTATGGAATCAATGGAGACTCTAGCTAACAGCATGAAAACTATGGCTGAGGGTATAACTAAGGGTTTTGAGACTTTAGGTAGTAAGCTATCTAATGTTGATGAAAGTATTAATGCTGATACACTCAAGAAATCAAAGAAAGAAATAATTGAGGAAGCAATTAAACTTTATAATGTTGATGTTGTTGCAACTCAAGTTGAATTAACATCTGTATGTGAATCATTAGGTTATGAATCACCTGAACAATATAAAAAAGCTGTTGATACTGTTGTTAAATTGGGAAGTACTAAACCAAAATTAGCAGAAGAATCAACTGTTTTTGGAAATGAAGAAAAATATACGCAAAAAGCGAAAAAGTATTTTAGATAGGTATTATAAATACTGTATTATGGATAACTAATTTTTAGGAGAATTATTATGTTGTACGGAAAATTGATTGAAGAACATGTTGATACATTCAAGGAAATTCTTGAAGAAAATCCATATGTTGCCGAGGAAAGTCATAGAATGAGCAATATGGCTCTTTTATGTGCCGCAGAAACTACACTTGTTGAAGAAAATTCTGTAAGTGGAGATATTGCAGGTTATGACAAATTTTTATTTAAACTTGTAGAAAGAGGATACCCAGCTGTTATTGGTTTGGATATTTTCGGTGTACAAATGATGGACGGTCCTACTGGTATGATTTTCTCTCTATGGAGAAGTTATGCAGGTGATGATTTGGCTCCAGGAACCGTTAAAAAATCTGATGGTGTTATTCTTGTAGTTGATAATGCAACTGTATTTACAGCACAAAATGATATAATTACAAATAGTACAACTGGTGCTACTGGAAGTGTTGTACTTGTTGATGGTTTTAAATTGCTTGTAAAAATCACTGGTGCTGGTGGTTGGAATGCTACTGATGTAGTTACTGATGGTGTGACATCTATTAATGTTGTTATCGCTGATGATAATGTTTTAGGATACAAACATGTATTTACAGACCAAGCAAAATTTTCTTCTGTTTACGCAGGTGAAATTGCTTCAACAAACATTAAACAAATCACAATCAACATTGAAAAACTCACTGCTGTTGCTGAAACTTTCAAAATGAAAGCTAAATATACAGAAGAGATGAGACAAGATTTGGCTAAACTTCATAGAAAAGATGCTTCAAATATCTTTGCAGGTGTTGCTTCACAAGAGTTTGCACTTGAATTGAATGCACAACTTTTACAAGTTATGAAAGTTAGAGCTGGTGAGGGTGGAACTCTTGCTTATGATTATGCTTCTGCTATTGGAATGAGTCAAAAACAAAAAATCGAAAGTTTGGTTGCTACAATTGCAAGAGCAACTGGTCAAATTGCAAAAAGCTCAATGATGGGTTTTGCTAATTGGGCTGTTATGGACGTTGAAACTTTTATGACTCTTTTTATTATGGGATTCGTTGATAAATCAATGCTACCTAATAAAATCCTCGACCCTACACTTAACGCTTTTGTTGGTGTTTTGGTTGGACAATGGAGAGTTTATATTGATTTATTTGAAGATGATACTGTTATCTATCTTGGATATAAAGACCTTAGTGGAAGACCTGAAGCTGAATGGAAAGCAGGTATTTACTTTTGCCCATATATTCCAGTAGAGAGTATTGAAGTTAGAGACCCTGAAAGTGGTCAACCTAGATTGATTTTCACTACTAGATACGCTCTAGTTGAGAATCCTTTCGGAGCAAAGAATTTTTACAGAAAAATTACTGTTGCTAATCTTCCTGCATAAACAGAAGGTTAATTGAATTATTTAGGGCGGTGCTTAATTGTACCGCCCTATTTTTTTGCAAATTAAATAAAAATAAAAATTGACTTTATAATATAAATATGATATATTAGTTTTGTTGATTTGTTATTTTTTACTAGGTGATTAAAATGAGTATATTCTTTAAAGTTAATAAGTTACCAATATATATTGAACGAGTTGACCACTTTGAGGAGATACAAAATAGAAAAGCATTAATGAATCAAGATGATGATATTGTGCTTGATATAGTATCTAATGATTATAGGGTTATTACTAATTATGAAGTTTATACTAACATTACTAAAGCATTAGATTATAATAATATAAAGTGGAAATTAGGTAGAAATGAGAGTGTTAGAAATGGTATTAATAATCTAATAGAAATAGAATTACCTGAATATATGATAAGAACTAAATATGCAAATGCTTCATTAAGATTATATATTTTAAATGATTTCGTGCGTGGTAGTAAACCTATAATAAAGAGTGGTTTTGTTACTAATTTTAATGGAACTATGATTTTAAATAGTACTATGCTAACTGAGTTATTTAATGAGGAAGATTTAAATATTAATATGGTTAAATATATTAATGAAATATATAAAAATTTAAATTACTATATATCATCTTTAGCTAATAATAGTTTCAATGATGTACGTTCTGTATTGGATTTTGTAGAAGCAAATAATAATGAATCAAATACTTTTAAAAAAGAGTTTATTGAAATATGGGATAATGTTTATGAAGGTACTTTAAATTCTTGGGTTATAATGAATATATATCTTGATGTAATATCAAGAAAATCAAATGCTAGACTAATAAATAAAATGCGATATTATAGTAATTTATACCGTAGATTTAATTATTTTATTGAGGTTTTATAAAATGGATAATACACTAGATATAATGTTTACTAGTAGATATGAACTTTATAATAATGAACGTTGTTATTATAGATGTATTGATATTGATAGTTTAACTTGTTCTAACAAAAAGGAGAGATTAATGAAAGTTATTAGAAATGATGGTATGATTACTATAGAGTATAGTAATCACTTTTACAATTTAAAAATGTTTAAGGGTATAACTCCAATATCAATTATGATAAAGGAAGGACTTACCATAAACACTTACGAGAATTTTGCAACTGCACAAAAAGACTCGACTTCTACTAAAGTCATTAAAACTATGAATAATAAATCAAATCAAATCATTAAAGGGTTTAGATTTACTATTCATTTTGCAACTGATATTATATTAGACTATGTAAATGATTCTTTCCTAGATACAGTTAATGATTATAATTCTATAGTTAGTATATTGTTGGGTTATGAAATTGAAGATTTTGAATATATAGCTAAACAAGCAAGACAAATGGGACTTGATATAAGTACTGAAATACTAAAACTAAGGGGGTAAGATTATGGCTTTTAATTTAAATTTCTTAGATGACATTACATCTAATTTAAACGATGATGATTTAAAGACTTATTTTTTTGATACAGGAAACTACATACTTAATTTCATGACAAGTGGTTCAATCTTCAAAGGTTTACCATCAAAGATAACAACATTTGCTTCACCTCCTCATGTAGGGAAATCTTTAATTGTTTATACCGCATTTAAAACTCATTTGGAAGCTGACCCTGAAAATTATGTAATACTATATGATATTGAATCTGCTGTTGATGAAGAATCAATGAAAAGGTTTTTAGGAGATAGTTATAGTAGATTTAGATTAGTTGGAGCTAAACAACAAGTAAATATAGCAGAAAACTTTAGTAATCATATTATTAATTTAATGGATAAATTAAAGGATAATTATGATGGTGGTAAAAGCAAAGTAATGATAGCGATTGATTCTATGTCAGTGTTTTCATCTCTTAAAGGTTTAGATAATATGAAAACTACAGGTGATGTTACTGCTCAATGGTTGGTTTCTCAATCTATTGTTACTGAAACATTAAAAGTATTAGTAAGCTCATTTAAAGAAATGGGAATACCTGTTATAATGACTGCTCATATGAAACCTAAAGTAATGGGTATGGCAAGAGAAATGAATATTGTTGGTGCTAAAGCATTGGAATTTTTATGCTCTAACTTTTATAAAATGTCAAAGGTAAAATCAGATAATGAAATAGAAGAGACAATTGCTAGATGTAGACCTCATAAATCAAGGTATTGTAGAAGTATGTTTGTTTTTGATTTACCTATCAATTATGAAAAGGGTATCGAAAGATATGCAGGATTGTTTGAATTACTCAAAGCTGATGGCGTATTAAAGAAAAGAAAAAATGGTGATGATATAAAATATACAGGAAATGAGATATTAGATAATATAGTATTCTATCAAAGTGATTTAGATTCTAATCCTGATATACTTGAAGATAAATTAGATTCTATCAATAAGTATTTGCAAGATACATATAGACTTGGCTCTACTGTAGAATTGAAAATTAAGTTAGATGATATTAATATTGATGCTATGGAAGTTGATGATATGATAGATATAATCAATGAAAATAAAATTGATATTGATTATATGGATAAAAACGGTGAAGTTATATCAAAAAGAAAACTAAAAAAATTATTAATGTCTGTTTTATAGGAAATAATTAAATGTCTATGATTAGTGATTTAATGGTATCCCATCTATTTCTATTTAATAAAATGTATAGGGATAAGATGACTCCGCATTTAAATTCTGCATTTTTTGATGACCCGAACTTGGATACATTAATAGGGTCATTACTTGAACGAGTTAATGTTGATATTAATGATTTTCCTAAATCTGTTAAAGGCTACTTATATAGGAACCCTTTAAATGAAGATTCTGAAGTAATAAAAGAAAAAATGGAACTTATTGATGTTGATATAGAAGCTATACGAGAGATTGAACCAAATGAATTATTATCAGATGTTAAGATTTGGCTAAAGACTAAATCATTCACTCATTATATCAAGGAGGGTTACAATGAGGTAACGCAAAAGGGCGATGTCAACTATACCCTATTTGCAGATAAAATAAACAGTATAGACACAATATCCTTTGAAGATAACGCTGATTGTAATATGTTAGATGTTAGAAACAATCTAAGGATTATTTCAGAAAGTTCACCTCGTATTGATATGGGTAACAAATACTGGAATGAAATAACTAATGGTGGTTTTGAAGTTGGAACTTTTAATGTTGTTATGGGAAGAGTTGGGGTTGGTAAAAGTAGAGTACTTCTTAACATAGCTTGGAATTATATGCAACATAAGGATAACATCGTATTATATATTTCATTAGAAATGTCAATTAAAAATATGTTAGTTAGATTATATGCTATTATGTTTGGAATGACCACTAATGAAGTTGAACGTTTATCAAAGAATGATACTGATAAATTATATGATGATTTTATAAGTACTTGTGAAATGAGAGGTAGACGATTAGGAAATATATATTTTAAACGATATCCTGCAACTGCTACATCAACATCGGATTATAAAGCATTGTTGCAGAATCTAAAAAATAGAGGTATTGTTCCAAATGTGATTATTGTTGATTATCTTGGTATTAGTGCATCTAGTAATAAAAATGGTGCTACTGATTCACACGGTAAAGGAGCAGAAATAGCAGTGCAATACCGAGATTTCTTTGCTGAAGCCGAAGTTGTTGGTTTTACTGGTGTTCAGACTTTTCAAGGTAGAATTAAAAAGGACTTTGAATTAACTGTTGGTGATGAGGGTGGTTCACAGGGTATAGGTGCTACTGCTGATGCTCAACTTATTATTATGGAAGATAAAATACATGCTAAAATGAAACAACAGGTTATTAAATTTGCTAAGAGTAGAGATAATAGCACTGGATATTCTTTGGTTGTAAAAACTAGCGATTATTATTCATTAACACCTATGGCTATCAAAAAGCCACAAGACCAATTAGATAATCCAGAATATAAAGAAGATGTAGCAGATAAGAATAAGACAACTGATGTAACATCTACAAGAAATAAATCAAGATTAAAATCATTAAAAAATAAACGAAGATAAAAATCACTTATAAATATTTTAGATAATTTTCAGGAGTTATTTAAAATGAAAGATTTTGATTTGAGTTTTAGAAGTACTAGTCAAGGTGTTGGTTTAGTTAATGGAGAATATGAAGCACTTCAAACAATAACTGATGCTATAATGACACAAATAGGGGAAGATTTACAATACCCAGATTGGGGAACAACTGTTAAGACTGATATTCTTGGTTCTAGGAGTAGATTAACTTTGATTGATATTGAGGAATCGGCTTTCTTTGCGGTTGCTAATATGAATAAATATATAATTTATAAGGATAGTGTAAACGCTAGATATGACACATTAAACAAGCGATATATACTTGATATAAATATAGAAAGTATATATGATGGTCGTTTCATTAATAATAGTATCCCAATCTATGTTTCAAAAGTATAAAAGGAGTTACAAATGAATGAAATATTTAACAATAAAATAGATTATGGTAAACTCGATTTTGATGCAATAGATTCAGCATTTAAACGTTTCCTACAATCACCTAATTCTCCATTTAAAGATTATAATTTAGATGGGGCAGGCTCAAAAAATTTAAGAATGCTTATGACTTATTTTATTCATTATTTGACCTTTTATTTGAATATGGGTATAAATGAATCAAATATTACAACGGCTGAAATACCTGATAATATTTACAAGCTAATAACCAAATATGGTTATATTCCTTCTGGTAAGAGACCTGCAAGTAAATTATTTGAATTTTTTCTTTATAGAGCAAGTACAAAACTCACAAGATTAACGGTTGATAGTTTAACTGGATTTAGTATTAATGATACGGTAACTAATACTGTTGGTGGGCTTGAACTTGCAATGGGTAATATTCAAGTTATCAATGATGATGGAACTAATTTATATCTTTATGTTGATACTACTACTGATACTATAACTTTTGCTAATGGAACTGTATCTAATGGAACTGTATCTACTAATGTTACTGATGTTACTGAAAATAATGATTTTTATGTAACTGATGATAATAAGAAATTTTATATGAAGTTTACAAGTGCTGAATATGCAGATGGTTATAATGTAATGCCTACTTATAGAGATAAGTGGATGGAAAATAAATATACAGAAAGTAGCTTAAATATAGTTAATCAGAATAGAGTTGTATTTGAAATGCAACCTATTATAATTGATGATAATAGATATATTAAAGTAAAAACAAACGCAATACAAGCTAATTGGAATACTTTGGAATTATCATCACCAGTAGAAATAACAAATGCTGATGATAGTCAAGAAATATATTTTACTATAGATGGTCAACCTGATAAAGATAGCATTTATAAAAATAAAATAATAAATGACACCATTAGAGTTTTTATTTTAGAAGATGGTAATACTGATTGGACTAATGCTATAGAATATACAAATGTTGATATGTTAGATATAAATTCTAACATTAGACATTTTAAAATTAAATATGATATTGAAAATGGTATATATTTAAAATTTAATATTACTGGCTTCTGTCGGAGATTGTCGAACACAGACAAAATACGAGTTATCTACGCTTACACTCAAGGCGATGATATAAACACTATGAGCGGTGTGAATGTTTACGGA